CGGACTGCCCGGGTGGGGCTTGCCGTCGCAGTCCGGGACGTCGCACAGCCACGGGACCTTGCCTGCTTCCCGGTCTTGTACCAGCCGTTCGAGCAGGGTTTCCATGCGTGTCAGCTCAGCAGGGCTGAGCTTCTGGAGCTGAGCCCTGCTGATGGTCACTCCAGTCCCACCCTTTCGAGACGCTCCATGAGCTCTTCCACCCGGTCCATCTGGGCCGTGGTCTTCTGGTCGTCCTTCAGGAGGAAGGCGTTCGCCTCAACCTTGGCCATGGCGGTCAGGGCCTGTGTCCACCGGATGGTGGGGTCCTGACGCTTGGTGATGAACTCGTCGAGGCGGTCGTTGAGGAGACCGCGCAGCTTGTCCATCAGCGCGATGTTGGCGTCCCGGCATGCGGCCACCTGGTGGACGAGTCCGTCGGTCTTGGCTTCGATCACGTACCGGTCGAATGCCTTGACCCGGTTCACCCAGTGGTGCTTGGCCGACCAGTCTGTGATGAGGGTGTGGGACTTCCCCAGCGTCTCGCAGACGCGTGGGAGAGTCCGGTCGTTGCCCATCTCCAGGTAAAGCCTGAACGCCTTATAGGCGGGTTCCGACTCGGCGTCTCGCCGGGTCCACACAAGATCTTCGTTCACGGTGACTCCTCAACAGCTTTCTTACACAGGAAGTAGTCGTTGCCTTCCAGCTTGACTATGACTCCCTTGTACCCCGTGGGGCACGCTTCGGCGGGCGGCCCCTGATCGCCCTGCGGCCCCGCCGGACCTTGAGGACCCACAGGACCGACCGGGCCCTGATCGCCCGGGAGGCCATTCTCCCCGGGCGAGCCTTGCGGCCCGGTCGGTCCTGTGGGTCCCTGGGCACCGTCGGCACCACGTGCACCGGATTCGCCCTGGACGCCAGGTTCGCCTGTCGGTCCCGGAGTACCCACAGGCCCCTGGTTCCCGTCGGCACCGTCCCTGCCGTCGAGTCCGTTCCTTCCGTCACTGCCACGGGGGCCGGCCACGGGGGTGCCTCCCAGATCCCGTACCTGCTGCACGAGTGCGCGCCGGTCGCTCTCGGCCTGGTCGAGACGCTGCGCCAGAGACTGCCCGTAGGCGATGGCGTAGGCGATGGCCACAGAGAGCGCCACCAGGACCAGCCACCACCGAACCGTCTTCACGGACTCTTCCCCAGTAGGACGTACAGGATGACCCCCACGATGACAGGCGCGACGACTCCTGACCACAGCCACCGGCTCATGGCGTCGAGCCGTGCACGGTCCTCTGCCTGGTCTTTGGAGATGGCGCCGAGCTTCAGATCCATGATCTCTTTGGTGACGTACATGGATTGCTCGGAGCGCATCCGTGTGACGTCGGCCTGGAGCGCACGGATCATCTCCGCCAGCGTGGGTTCATCCATCGAGTAAGGCTAGTTGGGCCACGACTGGACGCTGACCCGGGCATAGGCCATGGTCACCGGCGCGAAGCTGTTGGACTTCACGGCGAACGTGAGCCGGTTGTAGGTGGTCTCGATGAACGGGACGACTGCCTTGACGCTCCCGGTGCCGTCCCCGAGTCCCTGTACCTGCACGGCGGGGCCCTCCCAGACGGTTCCGCCGTTGGCGTCTTCCTCCACTTGCCACACTTCTACGGTCTGACCGGCGGCCAGCCCCTCGAAGATCAGATTGACGGTGGCGCTGTACCGGGCGTTGGAGACGACCGTCTTGCCGTTGGTCCCATGCTGGTTGCCGTCATCGGAGTACTCGACCGACCAGTAGAGCGTCCGGGGGATGTTCTCCAGGAGGGTGACATCGTCGGGCAGGGCCAGGATGGTGCGCTGCGGTGCGGTCATGTTCAGGACATCTCCGGAGGTCGGTGCGGGCGGGACTGCGGGACCGGTGGGGTTCCAGCTCGGAGGCTGGGAGAGACGAGCCTGGATACGGTCACGCATGACCGGCATGGACGGCATACCGGGTCCCGCAGGATCCGGCTTCCAGTCCGACCACTCCCGGTGGGCGATGGTGGACTTGGCGGACCAGCCGTGGAAGCGGTTGATCGCTGCGGACCAGCGGACCATGGCGTCGATCTGAACTTCCGGCCACGGGTCCTTGCCGTTGCCCAGGTTGACGCACTCTGCGCCGTAGAGGTGCGCGTTGCCGTCCACCCCGCCGCTCATGCCTTCGTGGAAGTGCGTGGCGGGCGGAACGGAGTTGTAACGCTCGTCCTTGACCGCCTCGAAGGTGTTCGGGTCACCGGTGCCCGCGTGGTTGGCGCGCCCGTTGCCCACGAGGTAGATGGTCCCGCTCTTGCCGATCACGGCATGGCAGAGCGGCCCGGGGAGTTCCTCGTAGCCGTCTTCGCACAGCTCGACCGAAGAGAGTTCGCCGCTACTGGCTGTGTGGTGGAGCAGTGACCCGTTGACGGGTCCCCAGGCACCTTTGTGGTTGCGGTTGTGTGTGCGCCATCCGTCGCGCTCCACCACCTTGCAGCCTTCGGCTCTGAGTGCGGCCACCATTTGGTCAGCGGTCATGGGTGTAGCCATACGCTCACGTCCCTGTGTCGTCGTCCTGTACAGCATAAACAGCAAAGCCCCCACCTGGGAGATGGGGGCTTTGCGTACCCTGCGAAAGTGGGGCCAGCTTACTACTCTCGTAGGTTCTCGGGGCACGGTGCGCCAAGATTTTCCATGGCTTGGGCCAGATCTCCCGCGTCAAAGCCGTAGCCGTTGTTGACGGAGATGATCCAGTTCCAGACTGCCTGGACCATCAGGTTTGTGTGCTCCGCCAGGAGAGCGTCGATGATCTCGTTCCTGTACGCGGTTGAGTAGTTGTCCCACAGCGCCCAGAAGACGATTTCTCGGGCACTGGTGTCTGACTCGGTCATCGCTTCTCCTTCGGGGTGCCCGGGACGGGCTTGGGGACCGGCGGGAAGTACCCGCCACGGGAGGCTTGGTAGTCGGTCTCATGACCCTTGAGGCGGGGGTCGTCCGGTGCCGGCGTCGGTTGCTTCAGTGCCATCAGAGATCGAATCCTTCCGGGTCGCCGGTTACCTCGCGAACGTGGTGGCCGTAGAAATCCCAGTCCCGCAGATCGTCGCGGTCGTCCAGACCCCTGCTGATCCAGTCCTGTAGTTGGCTGGCTACTTCATCGACGTCAACGCAGTCGCCGTGGAAGGTGGCCGTGATGCTCAGCTGCACGTACTTCGTAGTGCGTTCAGGCTCGTTGCTCATGTCGTCCCTGTCTCCTTGTCGATCTCTTCAGTCATCCAGCCGCTTGTCCGGAGGATGAGCCACCTGTTCGGGTGGTCTTTGTCGCGCACGATGCTGACCTGCTGTTCCTTCTCGTAGCCCCTCTCGGGAAGCGGTGGGGGAGCGGGGTTAGCTGCACTAGGCACCTTCTTTGCCGCCCAGATGACCGACCCCCACCCCGCCACCCACACCAGGCCGACCCCGAGATCGGGAACCTGGTAGAAGAGGATTCCGAGAGCGAGGGTGGCGGGGACCGCCAGGATGCATCCGCACCCCTTGCCGGTCCCCGCTTCTTCCTCTTCTACTTCCTCGTTCACGACTTCCACTTGCGGTAGTGAATCCTCTGGTCACCCCACGGGATCCAGCGCTGAGGATCCTTCTGGCGGACTACCATCCGGGCCTGGACCGTAATCGGCTTGGGCTTTTCCCACGGATGGTCGCCGCACCCGTGGAACCTCTGCGGAGTCCCGCACCGATTGCAGCTGTACGGCTCTCGGCTGTCCCAGTAGACCGTCACGATGCCCCCTTGGCCACGTCGCAGGGGCCGCACAGGAGCTGAAGATTTTCTATCTTCGTGGGGCCGCCCTTGGACCAGGGCTTGATGTGGTCGATGACCAATTCCTTACGGTGCTTGGACTTACCGCACATCGCGCACCGCAGACCGTTCATCCGGGCGAGTTCCCGCTTGAACCAGGTCTTGTCCAGACCCTTCCAGCGGATTCCCCTGGTAGCCCTGCTGCGCTTCATGTGAATGTTCCGTAAGTCGCGTCCCCGAGCCAGTTCACGGCCTGAGCAAGGGGGACGGCTGCAAGACCGGCGACCCCGGATGATGTCGCCAGGCACAGGCCTGCCAGCACGCCCCGGTTCAAGCACTGGGCGTACGTCTTCTTCCGGCGGAAAGCGATGAACGCGACCGTCAGCAGGAACACCAGGCACGACCCGGTGGACGTGAGAGGTAGGTAGGTGCCGTGGGATGAGACGCCGGCTTTCTGTCCTACGCCCAGCCACAGAGCTACGTCTCCGAGCCAGTTGACTACCCACAACGTGGTGTCGAAAGCCCACCCGATGAGCCCTACGGCTGACAGGATCCCAAGGGCCCCGTAACACCAGGCCAGCGCGAACGGAATCAGGTCCATGATGTACGGGACCGGCTTGCTTTTCAGGGCATCGAACCCCGGGTACCAGTCGATCAGGTGGTTGATGAGGACAGCCAGACCGACCGTCACACCCCCTAAAGTCGCCCAGATCATGACGGTCGCTCCCCTAGGGCGATAGCCCGGTTGTAGATCTGACGCCAGTCGGCACGCTCCATCCATCCGGTGAGGAAGAGGAACCTGGCGCCCTGCGTCTCGAACGCGAGCGTCTTGACACTCGCTACGAACCTGACGCCGGTCAGATCCTCGTTGGGGCTCTGCTTCCAGCACCAGTCCTCGAACGCCCTGTGGTTCCTGGCGACGACGTACAGGGTTCGGTTCATCGGGTCTCCCCAAGATGATCGAGAAGACGCATGGCCCGATCCTGACCGACGCCGGCGTACTTCTTCAGTCCACGCACCGACGGGTGCGTACTCGATACTGCGCACTCCGCCAGGTACGCCTGGGCGCTCGGCAGGTGCACCGCGTCATCCGCACCCAGCCGTGCACCCGTGTCAGGTGCGTGCACCTGGTCGGTGTACTCCGCCAAGTACGCGGGCGGCAGGGGCGGGAGTGCGGGTACGGGTGCGGCGAGTACAGGTGCACTCGGGTGTACCTGCTCGGCCAGGAACTCGGGAAGCCACTGGGCGTCGGACTCGGGTACAGCGGGTACAGCCTCAGGTACAGCGCACTCGGGTGACTTCACCGCACCCGAGTGCGCTCGGAGTACGTGGCCACGCCAGACGAGTACGGGTACGAGTGCACCTACGGCCGAGTACAGGCCCCAGTGCAGGGGGAGTACACCCGCCTGCACCAGGATCGACGCCACGTTGGCCGCGATCATGACAAGTACGGCGGGGAGTACGTCCTTGTGCTTCTGGAGTGCACGGATCACGTACAGGTCGAGTGCGCCGGGTACCGCACCCGCCACGACCCAGTGCAGGCCGGTGGCGAGTGCGAGCGTGTACTCGGCATGAGCGGTGGCTACGAGTGCGCACCCGAGCTGCGCCCACAGGATCCAGTCCTGTCGGGTACGCGTACTCATGGCTGTACCTGAGTGCACTTGCAGACTTCACCCTTGCCCAGGTACCTCAGGCACTGGTTCTGCACCCCCGAGTGCTCTACCTCAGAGTGCGCGCACCCCGGGCACTTGCGCGTATTCGGCTGTACTACGGCCAGCGGGGGTGCGGCGTACTCGGGCGGGGACCAGGTGCGGATGCACTTGCACGTGTCGCACCCAGCGGAGTCATGATTCACCAGGTAGTGCCTGCACTCGCACTTCGAGTACGGGTCGAGTACGTCAGGTGCACTCGGGTGACCGACGTCGGTCGGCTCGGGGTCGTGGGCGAAGTGCACCTTGCCGTACTTGAAGTAGTACTCATGGCAGGTGCAGTACTCGGGTCCCTGCGGATTCGGGTTGACTGCGGCCGGCGACGACAGGTGCAGGGGCAGAACCGCCACTACCTCCTGGCGGACTAGCTCCCGGACGTCAGCGGGGGTGAGGGGCGCCGGGGCCGGTTTGTTCACCGGACGGGCCGTGATGCCGTTGTCGGCCAGCCACGCCCCGAGAAGGGCGTGCAGGTGATTGATCGCGTCGGCGTCCAGGTCCACCACGTACGGGTCCACAGAGGGACCCATACCGAATCGCAGGTTGCTGCCCCTCGGTAGACTCGTTACGAAGATTTCGTCTCCGTCGGGATCTTCGTACTCGAACAGGTTGTCGCTCATTAGTTCTCCTCTTCCTTCGGCTCCCAGGGGAGCCAGTCCTTGGCTAGCGGTCCGGTCAGTCGCCGGAAGTGCACGGCCTTGAGGCCGGTGGTTTCGTGCTTGGCCCAGTAGGCGACCAGAGGCACCGCCCCTGCCCTGAACGCCAGATCCTGTACGGCGTGGCGTTCGGCAGGGGGGATGACCGGGTTGGTGATCTTGCACTGGATGAAGAGTGGGGGCCATATGTCCCCGTCCTCTTCATCCATCCAGTGCGGGGCGGTACTCCAGTCCACAGCTCGCGCTACCGCCACGACATCGACAGCGCCTTTGGAGCCGGAGCTCCGCAAGCACGTGTAGCCGAATCCCGGTCCGTGCACGTCGGGCTTGGTGCCCGCCAGGTAGTGCATGACCTTGAGTTCGAAGTCAGCACCCTGACGGTTGGTGTTACGAGCCATCCCGGACCTGCTTGCGGATGGCTTCCAGCTCCTCGGGGGAGACCGAGAACTCGCGACGCCACTTGCGTCGCTCGCTCCAGTCGAAGATCCAGCCGACGCTGTAGCTGAACAGGCCTCCTCCTACGATGATCAGGAGGTACCAGAGCGGTTCACTCACTTCTCGTATCCCTTCTTGCTTCCAGCTGCCTTCAGGATCGCCATCACGAACAGCGCGATCGCCCAGAAGGCGGTGGCGCCGAACGCTCCGATGATGAGCGGGTTGATGTACACGCCAGTTCCTTTCGGTGGGGAGTGCCCCGGGCGGGAGTCGAACCCGCCCTGCGACCTTCGGGGCTTCCTTCATGACTTAAGTAAAGCAAGTCAGTGCCGGGACTGTCAACCCTTGCCAACGAAGCGGTCGAAGACGCGGCCTCCCATCCGGCTGTCGATGAGTGCGGACAGCTCGCCGGCACGCATGCCCTCAGTCACTTCGATGCCCAGGTTGGCGGCCAGGTTCTTAGCCGCATCGCTCGGCTTCTTCTTGCGCCACGCGGCAGACTTGGCCACCCCGAACTGCTGTTGGTGGTCCTCGGCGACCGCCTCAGCCCATGCCATGGCCTCTCCGACCGACAGGCCGGTGTACGACGTGCGCTGCCACTTCTTGCCTGTCTCAGCCACGCATACGTCCCACAGCTCCGACTGTTCCGGCGTCGGCCAGAGGAACACCCGGGCAGTGCCGCAGTCGATGAACATCACACCTGCGGGTGTGCGCGCCCATGCGGTGTCAGACGCTCCGAAGCTGTCTACGTCGCGTACCTTCAGCTCGAAGGCAAGCGAGCCGGCAGGCACCTTCTGGTTCTGCTGCTCAGCCTCCCGAACCACCGCTTCAGCCAGGGATTCGTCGTCCTCGATCGACTGAACGGCGCCCGGCTCCAGATCGATGAGCGTGCGCAGCTTGTTGGCCGACGCTCCCACCAGGTCGAGAACCAGGGCTTCCTTCTTGCCTGGCCACGGCCGCAGCACCCGCCCCACCATCTGCGTGTACAGCGGGGACGACTGAGTGGGACGGGCGATCACGGCGACTTCTGCCTGAGGCATGTCGAAGCCCTCGGTGAGCACCATGCAGTTGACGAGTACCTGGCACTTGCCAGTCCTGTAGTCCTGATACAGCTGTTGCCGATCCTCACGGGGTGTCTCCCCGCTCACCACGGCGGACGGGATCCCGGCATTGCCCAGCGCGTACTGAGCCGCTACGGCGGTCTCCACGGTCGGTGTGAACACAATCCCCTGGCGGGACCCCGCATGCGCCTTGTAGGCCCGTGCGATGGCTGTGTCGGCCTCAGCATCCATCAGGGCCCGGCCTAGGTCGCCGGCCTGCCAGTCCTTCATGGACGTCTTCACCCCGCCCAAGTCCAGACCCTTCAGATCGATGCGCTTGGTGCGCACGTCGACCAGATGCCCTTTGCTGATCAGGTTGAGGATGGAGCGCTTGTAGACGACGTCTTCCCACGTGGACCCGAGACCCACACCGTCGCCCCGGGCCATCGTCGCCGTGACGCCGAGCTGAAGCGCGTCAGGGAACGCCGCATAGATCTTCTTGTACGACGCTGCCGCCGCGTGGTGGCACTCGTCCGTGATGATGAGGCCGATCTTGCCTACATCCTGCGCCCAGTCCCTCATCTCCTGGAGCGATTTGTCCCGACTGAGGGTCTGTACGGAGCAGACCATGACATCCGCAGCTGTTTGACGATCCTGTGCCTTGACCTTGCCGACGTTCACGCCCGGCATGACCGCTCGCAGCTTGGCAATGGCCTGGTCGACCAACTCATCCCGGTGGGCGAGGATGATGACGCGCTTGCCGTGATTGGCGGGGATACCCGTCACCGTGTCGTCATCGGCCCACGGCATGAACTCCTTCACCAGAGCCGAGAACACCACCGTCTTGCCCGCCCCCGTGGGGAGGACGATGGCGGGGCGCTTCATGCCGCTCTTCCAGGCCGCGAATACCGCGTCGATAGCCTCACGCTGGTAGTCGCGCAGCTTGATCTCAGTCACGATTCCGTTTCCTCAGGTCGCTTGTTGGAGTTGGAGCACTTCTGGCTGAGACTGCGGTACCCGCCACCCGGCTTGCCCAGAACGGCCCAGTGGACCCGGATCAGTCCGTTGCGTGCCAAGCCCACAGGATGCTTGCACAGGGGGCACTTGATGAATCCGGGATTCACGACCGAACCTCCCACGGTTCGCCCTCACAAGGCGGACCGGCAATCAGGGTCTGGGACACGCTGATGAAATCCTGATTCCGATAGGTCTGGGCCTGGATCTGGTGGCCGGCTTCCTCGATCTCGTTCAGCAGTGCGCACAGCTTGTTTGCTGCCTCTTCCGGCGTCATGCGTTCCTCACCTCCACCTTCTGCTTGCACCAGCCACCCTCACAGACGGAGTGACCGGGGTAGTTGCGGTTGAACTCCGCCCGGGTCTGAGCCTCCACACGGTCCCGCTGCTCGGGACGGGAGTGAACGATCTCGGACGCAGTGTGCTGGACGTAGGGGGTGCCCTGCTCACCGGCGAGGGTGTCGCCGAGGAGGAAGTACACCCAGATGCTGACGATCATCGCTTTGATTCCTTCGGCTTGGCCGGCCCAGGCTTGGGGGCCTTGTTCTTGTCCCGGGGCTTGCTGCGGTCGATGTCCACGCTGATACCCGTCTGCTGCGGTCCGGGCTGAGCCTCAGGTGCACAGGCCACCACCAGGATGATCGTCAGTGCGATGACGACCAGGGCCGCAATCACGTACCTCACGGTTTGCTCGCTTCCCATCGTTGCTCCCAGAGTTCTTCGGTCGTGCGGTCGGTCTTGCACCTGACACATCGGTCGTCTGCGTCGTAGTGGTGCCAGGAGTAGATGAAGCACCAGTCGTCCATGCAGACGTACCAGGGGTTCGGCCCCGGAGTGACGGTCGGCACCGCCCCCACCCGGCTGTTCTGGTACCTCTGCCGGTCGTAGGACCGACGCCAGTCAAGGCACTCGGCGCACCGGCACCGGTGAGGCTTGTGGTAGGCCGTTGAGCCCCCGTGGGCGACGTGTGCCGGAAGGGTTACCGGCTCCCCCGGCTCCTGCCTCACTGCGGGAGCATCTTCTCTGCCCTGCCCCGCAGCTCGTTGGCCAGACCCTCGATGACGTGGTTGGCGTGTTCCTCGGCTTCATGCAGATCAGCGCCCCGCCTGATGCCCGCTGCCATCAGCAGGTCGGCCGCATCGGTGTACGCCTTGTATCTGCCGTATCGGCCGATCGCCTGGGCGGTGTTCGCCACCTTCATCTTTGCGACGATGACGCGGACGTCTTCGGACACAGCCGTCCGTGAGAGCTTCAGTTCCTGAGCGATGTCGGCGTGCTCACGCCCTGCGGACACTTCGGCCAGGATCTTCCCCTGGCGGGGCGTGAGGGGGCCGGTGGTGACCCGCTGGTCAAGGGACGGCATGTCGTTCTCCTTCTGGTAGTGGTCGATGCACCCGAAGCACTTCCGGGTGAGCTTGTTGGCCACGAGCTTGTTGTTCGCTTCAGCGTCGGTCAGGCGGACCGCGTTTACGGGCCGCTCGCAGAGCGCCTTGTTGCCCCGGACGATGTGCATCTCCCAGCCCTTGGTGCCCACAGCCCACCGGCGCTCAGAGGCCCGAGTGGCACAACCGGGGTGATGCGGCTTGTCGCCCCCGTAGTACTTACGCTCCATGACCGGGCAGGTGCACTCGGGAGTCTGCTGCGCGTCGAACGCCGTGTTCATCTCCATAGCCTCTGCGTGGTCCCGGTCACGACCGGCGGCGACCGTCTCGGCGTAGACGATGGCTTCGCTGTACTTGCTCTCGCAGTTCGCGCACATCTTGACCCACGGGGTACGGCGGGCCATGTCCTGCGCCGCATCGCGGTCACGGTGCGGCGTGACCGACGTACGGATGTTGCTGCGGCAGAGCGCTACACCACCCTCACCGAAGGCGTGGAAGGTGTAGCCGCTCTGGGTCCAGTTCCAGATCTTGCTGTTGGCGTCCATGGTTTCTCCTCTGTCTCAGAGGCCCGACCGGCCTTTGATGACTTAAGTAAAGCAAGGACACCCGACTGTGTCAACCCTTGCCATCGCGCATATGCTGATCAGCGTGGACACACAGAACGCGCGCGTCACACGCGCGCAAGCGGCAGAGCTGGCCGGCGTATCGATGCGGCAGATCAACCGGTGGAGTGCCGACGGACTCCTCCGCGTCTGGCACGATCCGAAGTTCCGGAAGCCCGCCATGTACGACCGGGCGGAGGTAGAGCGCATCGCACAACGGGCGAAGAGGATGAAAGACGTACCGCTGCCGGAAGCCGACATCTCGACCTAGGAGGAACCTACAAAAAGTAGCTTCTAGACGGGTTAGACAGGTAGTCCGGTTAACTTGGATATAGAGTCTCTTACGTGAGGAGGATCCGGAGTAGCTGTCTAACCCGTCTAGGACGAGGCTAAGCGCAGCTCAGGGCCCCTCCAACGAAACCGCCCCCGAACCTCTGAGAGGCACCGGGGGCGGCTTGCGCACCGCTAGACACGCACCTGAAGGGTATCGAATGGACCTGACCACCGCTCTGTCCGCAGAGCACTACCAAGAGATCACTCACGACTCGGCTGTAGCTGCCGACGTCGCCGCAGCACGCGGCTACCGCACCCTCACGGGTACCGGCGCCGACCGCGACGAACTGAACGATCTGGGCTTCAAGCCGTTCGTCTGGAGCAGGGACGACGCCTACCCCGGCCTCCTCATCCCGATGCACGGGGCGGACGGCACCGTCCGGGGCCATCAGTTCAAGCCCGCAGTCCCCCGCAAGCGGGTCAAGACCGACCAGAGCACGACCCCCATCAAGTACGAGAGCCCCTCCAAGGCACCCCTGGTGATCGATGTCCCGGAGTACACCCGGGGTGTCCTGACGGACACCAGCGTCCCTCTGTGGCTCACCGAGGGCATGAAGAAGACCGACGCGCTTGTGAGCCAGGGTCTTGCGGCCATCGGCCTCACCGGCGTCTTCAACTGGCGTAACTCCCATGGGGTCCTCGGGGACTGGGAAGAGATCCCGATCAAGGGCCGCGTCATCGTCCTCTGCTTCGACGCGGACGCTGCGGGCAACCGCAACGTGCAACTGGCCATGAGCCGTCTGGGCGCGTGGCTGAGGACCAAGGGTGCGTCGACCGTGCATTACCTGGTCGTCCCGCCGAAGGTGGGCGAGAGCGACGTCAAGGGAGTCGACGACTACTTCGCTGCGGGCGGGGACCTGGAGACGCTGCGGTCGGCAGCCACCCAGACTGCACCGGGCGCCGGTGAGAAGGATGCCGCCTTCACGGACGCGTTCCTGGTCGAGGAACTGGCCGAAGCACTGGACGGGCAGTATTGCTGGGCGTCCGGTCTCGGGTGGCTTCGTTGGACCGGCAGGGTGTGGAAAGAGGTATCCGACGTCGAGCCGCTGGAAGCGGTCCGGGTGTGGGCGTCGGAGCAGTTCGACAGGATCCTGACGCAGCAACGCCAGGAACCCGCCCGCAACCTGGGCGGTCAGATCATGGGCTGGCGTGCCGTCCTCGGCAAATCCCGCTTGACCGCCCTGCGTGATCTGGCGCGTGGCCTGCTCCAGAAGGACTCCGCCGAGTTCGACGGTGATCCTGACCTCTTCACGGTGGAGAACGGGACGCTGCACCTTCCGTCCGGCCGGCTCCTGCCGTTCGACCCGTCGCACTGCATCACCAAGGCAGCTGACGCGGAGTACCGGCGGGGCTTCACGCATCCGTTGTGGACCAAGGCTCTCAGGGCGATCCCCGGTGACATGCACGAGTGGTACCAGGACCGGCTTGGTCAGGCTCTGACCGGTTACCCGGTGCCGGATCACACGCTCGTCATCGGGCACGGCTCGGGGTCCAACGGCAAGTCCACGATCGTCAGCACGGTGCGCCGCACCATGGGCGACTACGGCGTGATGATCTCTGACCGGGTACTGATGGCGTCGCCGGACGCACACCCCACAGAGCTCATGGATCTGCGGGGCGCCCGGTATGCGGTCATGGAGGAGACGCCGGAGGCCAGGCACCTGAACGTGCAGCGGCTCAAGACGGTTCTCGGCACCGAGTCCATCAAGGCGCGCCGGATCCGTCAGGACCCGGTGGAGTTCCTCACCTCGCACAGTCTGTTCATCAACACGAATTACCGGCCTGTGGTGACGGAGACGGACTGGGGCACGTGGCGTCGGCTCTCCCTGATGCCGTTCCCTTTCACCTTCAAGAAGCCCGGGAAGCCCCTGGAGAGCCCCTGGGACCGTGAGGGCGATCCGGCTCTGGCCTACGCGGCCAACGACCCGGAAGTGCGCTCTGCGGCTCTGGCGTGGATGGCCGAGGGTGCGCGCGAGTGGTACGCCCGTGGACGCATGATGCTGCCGGCTCCCGACCGGGTGGAGAAAGAGACCCGGGAGTGGCGTGCCGAGACGGACTTGATCCTGGGCTTCACGGATGAGTGTCTGCGCTTCGACCGTGAGGCGTTCACGCAGACGCGGGACATGCTCACCGCGTTCAACAGCTGGGTGGAGGAGCGGGGTCACCGGCCGTGGAACGACCGGACGTTCGCGACACGGTTCGGGGATCACGACACGGTGCGTGGCGCGAAAGTGAAGCAGGGCAGATTCTCGGTCAAGGGCAAGCAGCTGCGAGGGTGGTCGGGCGTGGAGATCAACAGGGATGGCGAGGATCCGTTCACTGGCGAGCGAGACGTGCCGCAATCTCCGGCCGGCGGGTACGACGCGGGTGAAGGCAACATGACGTGGATCGAGGACGGTGTGCCCGGTCCGATGGACTACTCCGACTTTCCGGAGCAGACGCCCGAATCACTTTGCGAGCAACCGCAAAGTGATCACTTTATTGGTGCCAATAAAGTGATCAAGGCCCCCGTCACCCTCGCATTCGATCTGGAGACCGCAGACGCCAAGCACATGTTCACCGGCCAGTACGAAGGCCCGTTCGTCCGGCTGGCTGGAGCTGCCGACACGACGGATGAAGAAATCGGTGCGGCCAACCCGATGTTCGTAGCGGCCTTGAACGCGGCCGACGTGATTTACGGCGCCAACATCCTGGGCTTCGATCTCCTCGCTCTGGCCCACCACCATGGCGCTGACTATGACGCGCTCGCTGCCAAGGCTGTGGATCTCACTGCCCGGGAGCGGTTGGTGGATCCGCCGATGTCGAAGAAGAAGACGTCGTACAAGCTGGATGCGATCGCCGAGCGGTACGGCGTGGCCGGCAAGACGGACGACATCAAGGCTCTGGCCAACCGGTACGGGGGCTTCGACAAGATTCCTGTGGATTCCCGGGAGTACCAGGACTACTTGAGGGGCGACCTTGCCGCCACGAAGGCTGTGAAGGCCGCCCAGGATGCGCGCGTAGCCGAGCTGGGGTTGGAGGAGTACGCGGCCCGTGAGATGCGCGTGGTCGCCATCCAGAACCGCGTGACGCTCAACGGCTGGAAGGTGGACACGGAGCTTCTAGCCGAGCGCGTCGCGCACGAAGATGAGCAACGTTCGGCCGCAGTGAAGGTGTTGAACGAAGAGTTCGGCGTACCGCTGGCCAAGCCCGACCGGTTCAAGCTGCGGAAGAAGTCCGACATGCCGGAGGCTTACCGGACATGGCCGATCGAAGATCTCCGGGGTGCTATGGCCGAAGATCCAGCCATGGCCGAGTTGGAGGGGCTGGCCGAACGCATCCCGGGAGAGGTCTCCAAGAAGCCGTGGACCACCAACGAGGGGCGTGACGCCATCGTGAAGGCGTTCGCGGACGCCGGAGCGCCCCAGGTACCGCGTAGCCCCACGGGGACGCTGAGGACGTCGTCAGACGCTCTCGGGGAGGAAGAGTGGTACGACAAGGACCGCCGGAAGAACGTGAAGGGGATGCTTCAGGTCTACGGCCACATCCCGGAAGTCCGCCGGATCGTCGATCACCTGATGCTGGCCACCGGCGCCCGGGACAAGTACGCGGAGATCGTCAAGTGGTTGTCGCCCCAGGGGCGTGCGCACAGCAAGGTCGGGGCGGCCCAGGGTTCCGGCCGGTGGGCGTACACGGAGTTCTCTGTGACCAACATGGGCATGCGGGGTGCGGCGGGCGAGGAGCGCGCCGTGATGGTCGCCGATGAGGGCCAGGTGCTGCTCACCTGTGATGCCTCTCAGGTGGACATGCGCGCCGTGGCCGCTCTCTCCCAGGATCCTGCCTACATGGCGCTGTTCGAGCCGGGCCGTGACGCGCACATGGAGATGGCGGAGGTCTACTTCGGCGAGCGGACTCCCGAGAAGCGGCAGCGTACGAAGCGGATCAACCACAAGTTCAACTACGGGGGCGGGGTGGAGTCCACGTCCGTCATGGAGAAGATTCCCCGGGAGATCGTGCAGCAGGCGTTCGACGCGCGCGAGGCTGCATACCCGGTGCTGCGGGAGTGGCTGGCCGGCATCCGCAACCTTGCGGCCTCAGGCGCACTGCTCGACAACGGGTTCGGTCGTCTCATGCGCCCGGATCCGGAGCGCGCCGCTACTCAGGGGCCTGCTCTGATGGGTCAGGGGGCCGCCAGGGACATCGTCTGTGAGTCGCTGCTGCGGCTGGTCGACCGGGACAAGCGTGTACTCGGGCATCTGCGGGGGTTCGTCCATGACGAAGCCATCCTCAGTGTTCCCGAGGATGAAGCGGGGTACTGGGCGGAGGTACTGGCCGACGCGTTCACGTGGACGTGGCGTGACGTTCCGATCCTCTGTGAGGTGGGCAAGCCCGCTTTCCGCTGGTCGGAGTGCAAGTAGCTGGCAAGGCTTGACACAGTCGGGTGCTCTTGCTTTACTTAAGTCATCGAACCAGAGGGTTCGGGGAGAGGAAAGAATGAGCGATATGGAAGCACAGCTAGCCGCAGAAGCGGCACAGAGGGAAGCCGAACGCCAGGCTCAGGCGGCAGCTGCCGCACAGGCCCTGCGAGACGCACAGGCGGCACTGGACCAGAGCGGGGTATCCATCCCGCCCGGTGGATGGGGGCACTGATGGCCGACACCGGAGCACCTAGGTACCCGGTCATCGTGGTGACCGACGTAGGGGCGACCGAACCGGGGATGGTCACCATCCACGACGAAGCGACCGGCCAGACGATCCAGGCCGACAGGGAGATGTACCTCCTGTCGATCAAGAACGATCTGAGCAAGTAACACGGACAACTGAGAGGGACCGGCCCCGGTGAAGTGGGTCGGTCCCTCTCTGATCAGGGTAGATGGGATCAGCATGGAGAAGAAGAGCTGCCCCGAGTGTGACGGGATGTTCGTCCCGCTCACGGGTGGGGGTCTGCGGGCGCACGGGCCGGTGTACGCGCGTTGCACCCAGGATCCGGCCAACCGAGCTGGGACGCGGGTCTGCCCCGGGTGTGACAAGGCGTTCATCTTGACGGACGCTGATGAGATTCCGCCCCACGGGCCGACCCTCGGTGAGCTGTGCCCGGCAGTGTCAGACCCCGCACCTACGGTGGAGACCATGGACGACGAATTGGCGGCCCAGTACGCGGCTGTCTCAGGCTTCACAGGAACGAACGCCGACAACCATTCGCAGGCCGACCCCGTGAAAGGCCCCTGGTTCGGGGCGATGTACGACAGCAAGTGCAACAGCTGTGAGGACAAGATCTACGAGGGCGACCGTATCCGGGCCGACGGTGAAGGCGGATACGAGTGCGAGGAGTGCGGGGGAGACGACAAGCCGGCCGCAGCACCGATAGTCGAGTTGCGGATCCCGGCAACCCCCGGACCGATGCCGACACCGGAAGATGTGACGGACGCGGTGCCACTCCCGACCCCGGACGAGTTCATGGACCCGACACAGCCGAGCGTCACGCTGAACGTCTCGGGCCAGCCCACGGACATGGCCAAGTTCAGGGACTACCTGGGCCGGTATGCCATCAAGGATCCGGCAACAGGCGACTTCCGGCGGTTCAAGAACGGCGACATTCAGGGGATTACCCGAGTCACGACGTTCAACAAGGCCGCGTCGGACTCCAAGGCGATCAACGACTGGAACCGGCGGAACATCGTCATCGGGTCTGCCTTGCGGGGCGACCTGGTCATCAAGGCCCGGGGCATGACGCACGACGCCAACAGGATCGAGCTGGACAAGCTGGCCGGCGAGTTCGAAACGGCGGCAGGGGCCAAGGTGGCGTCGTCCATCGGCACCGACATTCACGAGATCACCGAGCGTATCGACGCAGGAGTCCTGCGGGTTGAAGACGCACCTGTCCAGTATCAGGAACAGCTGCATCTGTACGTCGAGAAGCTGGCCAAGGCCGGGTTCGAGCCGGTGCCGGGGATGATCGAGCGGGTGACTGCGATCACCGAGTTTGGTGGTGTGGCTGGCATGTTCGACCGGACCTACTACCACCGTCCGTCCGGCACGTACGTCATCGGGGACGTCAAGACCGGCAAGACGATGAAGTACTCGATGGACGAGACCCAGTGCCAGGAATGGATCTACGCGCACGGCATCAACCAGAACGGCGTGTATGACCTGAACACGCACACGTGGGAAGAGCCGTACACCTTGGCCAACGTGCATGAGCGAATGCAGGTCAATGAGACAGTCGGTCTGATCATCCACATGCCGGTGCAGGGGCCCGACGCGGGCAAGGTGATGCTGCTCAAGGCTGACCTGGTCAAGGGGAAGGCTTACGCGGAGCTGTGCGCCGACGTGAGGGGATGGACCAAGTCCAAGGTAGTGCCGTGGTCTTGGGGGCCTGAGACAGCTGCTGAGCCGACTGACGGAGTACGTCCCCTGGTGTGGTGGCAGGATCAGTTCAGCGAGGTGACGACCGACGCCCAGGCTACCGAGCTGTGGCGCCGAGCGAAGGCGGTCGGTATCCAGGGCGTTCTGCTGAACGATCTCATTGAAATCGCTCGGCAGGCTCTTGCTGGCAAGGGTTGACATCTGAGGTCGGCCAGGTAGAGTTCTTCTTGCCGGACAGACCGGCAGATGGCGCACAACCCCGGCGGGGGCTAAACGTGGCGAGTGGGGTATGGCAGTGCCTCAACCGGATGCATCCGGGGATGCGGGTTCGAATCCCGTCCACTCACAAGGGCAGCAAGGCTAGTAACAGTCACGACAGGGGCTTAATCCCTCACTACAGGGAGTACACCCAGCACGCACTGTGAACTCCGTTTGGCCCTTCAGCGGACGGCAGTCCCTCATAAAATGCAACCCCCGTACCGGCCGACCATCAGGCGGTCGGTACGGGGACTACAAAGGACAAACGAGCAAAGGGCAAAGGACATGGCGCGCGATCCGTTCAGCACTGAAGCCGCAGAAAACTTCCTCGAAGGAAGTTCCACAGCGGGAAAGTGGCCCAAGGTTGGGTACGTAGTCGAGGGAACCGTCACGGACTACGTGATGGCACAACAGACTCACTACGACAGTGGCGAGAACCTCTTCTGGGAGGGAAAGCGTCGCGTGGAGGAGTCAAAGGTCGAGGACAAGGCCAAGGCAGAGCCCGTCATGCAGATGCTCCTGACTATCCAGGGAGAACCGACCGGCGAAACCTGGCAGGGCCTGTTCAACGAGCGTGTGGAACTCCCGGACGATGACGGTGCACGTACCCTGTACGTCAAGGCTGGTCTCCACGCGGCCCTGAAAGACGCACTCCGCCAGTCGAGGGGCCGACTGGAAGTCGGCGCTTACGTCCGTGTGGAGCGCGTGAAGGATGGTCCCAAGACCGACCCGAAGTTCGCCGCACCGCACCGGTACAACGCAGTCTGGACCCCCGCTTCGAAGAACCCCCGCAAGGTGGAAGCCTTCATGGCCCCCGCCGAAGATGAAAGCCCCTTCGGCTAACCGAACTCCCCCTGCGTTGCCTCCCCCGACCGGCGCGGCGTAGGGGTCGAGAAGAGAAGCCCCACCGGGATCAGGCTCCCGGTGGGGCTTCTCAGTGTTCTAGCGCAGAATCCCTGGCTGGTCGGTGTCGCCGGTGAACCGCCCCGCAAGACCCTCAAGCAGGGCCAGGAACGCCGCTGAGCCGCTCACCGTCAGCGCTACCGACCAGTGGAACGTCAGGATGTCGAACGGCTGAGAGGCAGCGGCTAGAGCGAGCAGCGTGGCCAGGAAGACTCCGACCACCTTGAACGCCAGTCTCTTCGCGAACAGCATGATCTCTCCTAGGCGTTGGTCATCTTGATGAGCATGATCTTGCGTCGTCCCAGCGTCCAGTCCGCAGCGTCCGGATTGGTATCACCCCGCCATTCCAGCGAGAGCGCATCCGTAGTTCCGTTGCAGAATGTAGCCAACCCCACCTGGATCATGCGTACCCCGTTGTCATCAGGGCCGATGCCGAAGGTGTGACTACTCGCTGCAATCCTCGGGCCGACTGTGCCGGGGGTGCCTGAGTTGTTCTTGTGAATCTCAAGATCCATGAACACCGTCGACACATTGTGCAGGATCTGAGGTACCGCCAAAATCCCCACTACCATGTACAAGCCAATCTCAGTCGGCCTCACCATCCGGATACCGGCAGCCTGAGACATCAGCTCCGCGTTGCAGGTGTTGAAGTCGGTCTCGTCGAACGGCAGACGGAACCGCGTCGGGTTGAACGGGTCGCCCAGCGACGTGGACGGGGCTATGGACTTGTAGGGATTCTCCGACCGGAACTGAGCTGCCGGCCTAGCTCCTACACCCGCGATGAGCGCGCAGATATCCGCGTCCATGGCCTCAGCCGTCGCCTGCATCGACGCGGGGACGTCCGCCGGATCAGACGGAGCTGCGTAGGGATACGCCCTGTTCGGAGTGAAGCCGGGCATCAGTCCGCCACCTTCGTTGCTGAGAACGCGCGTGCCGTGATGTTCTCGGACGCGCCTGACGTCTGACGAACCACCACTCGGATGACGTCAGCCGCAGTGAGGGAGACAGCCGTTGTGCAGCTCAACTCCACCAATTCGGTAGCCGATCCGCGCAGGGACTGTCGGCCGTATGCCGTACCACCGATGTTGGCAATCTGCAAAGCCCGGCCGCCGGCCGCGTTGCCGTTGGTGGCGAAGGTGACGAACGCTGATAGGAGGTAGAACCCCGTCTCGGTGATCGTCAACCGGTCGTTGTTGACGCCCAGGTTGGCCATGGCCGCGTTGTCGTAGTCCTCGGTTGCGAACGTCACGACCGTGATCGTCGTGTTGGCGATGGCCTGGTTCGCCGTAGCAGACACGGCCGCTGACGGGGAGAAGAGTGCGTCGGCGATCGAGTTGACCTGGTTCTGCACGTCGGTGTCGACCGCCGTGGCAAAGGCTTGTGACTGAGACGGGAAGTCCGCCGGATCCGAGTAGAGCGGGTAGGGGTAACCCCTGGGGGTGTTCGCGGGCATCGTCTCTCCTTACACCAGTCGGGCTACAACGACGTCCCACACAAGCGCTTGCGTAGCTGCGAGCGTAGAGCGCAGAGCCACCCGCATGAAGCCGGTGACCGGCGCCGTGACGTTGCCCGCAATGGACTGGAACGGCGGGTACTGAGGCACGGCACTGACCGTGTCCACGACAATGTCAGCACTCGATGTGGTCGGGTACAAGTCCGTGTCGCTGGCGAACCACAGAGCCACCAGGGCGGAGTCCGCCGTAGCGGGACCACCAACGTAGTCTCCACCGACGAACGCGCTCAAGGACCATATCTGCCCCGACGTCACCAGGATCGGGCTGGAGTACAGGTAGTGCACCGAGGACACTTCACTGGCAACCCGGACAACCTGCGATCCGCCGAGTGCGTCGGAAGTGTTCAGCACGAGTGCCGTAGATCCACCCGAGATGTTGTACTGCACCCAGCCGACAGGCGGGATACCCGAAGGGGAATCCTCGAAGCTCGGATTGACGATCGAGTTAGAAGCTCTGCCCACGATCTTGCCCAATGCCACCCAGGAGGCATCTTGGCGGACTAGCTGGACGATACTGCCCGGCGCCGGCGCCACGACCGTCCCAGACATGAACGGAATGACGAACGCTACTTCGATGACGGTCCCACCGACGTCCACGAACAGGGTGTTGGGCGTAGCTGCCGAGACGATACCGATGCGGGATTCTGTGTAGGTGCCGCTGGGAAACGTACTAGACACCAGGCATCACCAAGAGCGCCCAGATTCGGCTGGTGTACGTCACCGTGGTGGCAGCACTGATCGTGTGGTGAGTGACCGCATTGACGAAGTCACCTACGCGCAGATGAACCGTCTCCATCCAAGCGACGTACTCCAGCGAGGTTCCGGTTCCGAAGGTAGGAAAGCCCGGTCCGTGACGTCCGGCCACAAGCTCACCATTCACGAATGGTTCGATGCGCAGACCCATACTGGTCGCACTCAAAGCTGCGTCGGCATCGACCCACCCGCCCAATAGGTATTCGCCATCTTCCTGGATGAAGATGCCCCCGGCACCCGTATCCGCCATGCCCGCGTTGTTCGCCTCGATCACCGAATAGATCATGGTCTGTTCCTGACCGGCGACGTTGTTGAGCGAACCGGACATCGCCACGTAGTCGGGTGAACGCAGCTCCTCCACGATGTCATCGGCCAGTATCTGCACGGCTGCATCCACGGCAATCGCCAGATCACGGAACTGCCCGATGTCCGACAGGTCCTCGGTCAGGGGCGGATCACATTCAGGGAACGGGAATCCCAAGCAATCAGTGGTATCCACTACTCCTCCTAAAGGAATGTCGAGTTCGCGCGCGTACGGGCGCGCGTGCCCAGGGTCATCAGGTCATTCGACAGTGGATATGTGATCGAGTCGATCAGTTGCGTTTCCCGTACCCCCCGTGACTCCAGCCGCACCGTATCTCCAGGTTCCAGGGTGTAGTCCGGCACGCAGGACACACCCCACGTAGATGACAGTGCAGTCAGCGCCTTCAGCTGAGCTGTTGCGTAATCTTTGGCGTCGTCCATCGACAGGGGCGTCTGCACCTTGATGATCTCGGTCACCTTGCCGAACGGCCCGTTGAACAGCGTCGGCGATCCAACCGCGTTGTCCCGTGCGCGCACTCGGAACGGTGCACCCCCGTCGAAACGCTCAACGATCACCGTGACCGAATTGGCTGCACCATCCCGGGTCAACGTCGGAGTGCCCGATATGAGTAGTCCCTCAGCCCCGTCGAAAATGTCCTGCACCGGAGTTCCCACGTCGTACGGCAAGCGCCGGACCACGAAATCTCCGTTGCCCAGCGTGTACCAGCGGGCCCCCAGAGATTCCGCCAAATCGTCCAAAGCCTTGCCACGGTCCTCGTCCCACGTGAGATCAGGCATAGCTGCGTCGATCACATCGTTGGTGCCGAACGTGGCAGCAGGTAGGGCCGCTTCGATGATGCGTTTGATCTGCGCAACGACGGTCGGACTCTCGGAGCTGACTGGTGTCTCAAACTGATAAGCAACCACGTCCGCCGCAAGGTCGTCGATGCGCGCTGTGACGCTGCCGTTGTCGTTGCGTGTCAGCTCGCCCACCCTGCCCGTGATGACGTCGAACAGCTCCGTAGCCCCGTTGCCGTACCGGATACCCGCCTTGATGTTCGCCACCGTCTGATAGGGCGTGAGCGGATCCGTAGCCAGTGTCGGCCAGAACTCCGGACCCAGGGTGAACGTGCCGGAGCGAGTGACTCGCTGGGTGAGGTTCGCCGATATCGAACCCCCGAAGATCGGCACGCCGCTCTCCAACAGCACCCCGCCTGGCCCCGCGTAGAGGTCTACCTCGAACGCCAGGGAGTGTGGTGCGTGGATAGCCTGCTTGTACTGCGCCGTGGACGGGAGCATCAGGACAGTGCCGTCCAGAACGCACGCGCGTCGAGCGTGCGGGACGCCATGGTGATGCTCGCGGGGAGCGTGGTCTGAACGGTCGGCCCTGTCGTGTAACGAGCCGTGGCCGCAGTCAGCTTCAGGTTCACCGTGCTGCCGCCGGAAGCGGCGGAGGAACCACGCCCCATCACCGGCGGGGTGGTGCCGTTGGACAGCATCGCCAGCCAGTACGGCCCCGCCGAAACCGCTGCGGGAACCGTCAGGGGGATCTCCTGTGCACCGACAGTTCCTGAACCCCATGTGGTCGTCTGGTCTGCGGTCACGCCCAGTCGGGTACCTGCGGCGTTGTAGAGCCCCATGAAGTTCTGGCCGGCGGTGAGACCAGACCCCAGCGTCACCAGGCTGACGATCAAGTTCGTGATCGTGACGGGCTGACGTACCCACATCTTGGTCATGAAGACGGTGCCTGAGATGAGCGACGATGCACCCAGGCTGGTGGCCACGTCCCAGCTCCACGCGATCAGGCCGTGATCTGGAGCCGACGTCCCCTGCATCTGATCCAGAGCAACGAACGCGTTGTTGACTGGGGTACCCCATGCGAGGGACCCGATCGGAATCGGTGTGAACGCCATGACTATCCTCCGTCGCCGAACGGCCCGTCGCCGAACGGGCCCTCTCCGAAACCATCGAACTCAGGGCCGGTACTCGTTGCCTGACCCGACGCTACTTGCGCCCACGTGAAGCCAGACGCTGTCAGATCGGCGAACGTGGCGAACGTATCTGCCACGATGCACCAATTTGCGTCCACCGTCCCCTGGATCGGACCAAGCGGCCGACGCACAACAGCGAACGGCGCCGACCACAACCTGTACGGCCTACGTTGATCCTGGGACAGGTAGGACTCGGACAGATTGCCTGGCTGGACAATGATGTCAGGCTGGCTGTAAATCAGGGGTGACTGGATCTGGAGCGGACCACCACCAGCGAACAGGGCGATGGAAGCTTCCTTGGCCGCAAGCGTCTTGGACATGAGCGTCAGCTCACCGTCGAAGCGCTTGCGGATGCCGTAGATGTCGGCCGGCACCCAGTCGTTGAACACGTCGAACAGGTTGGCGTCCGAACGGTATGTCTGGTCACCGAACCCCGCCCACACCAATTCGGGGCCGCCCGGATTGCACATCGCCGCTAGCGCGAGCTGAGGCGTCTCGCAGAACGACAGCGACAGGTTCGCCCATGGCCGAAGGGGATCCTTCAGCAGAACGGCGCCGGAACTCACTTCGATGAACGCACCCTGGATGATGATCTGGTTTCCGGGCTGGCCCGTCCAGCGGTACCAAAGGGACGTGTCCAACGGTGCGGTCGTGTCGTAGGTGAACCCCTGCTGTGCAAGCAGAGGGATTTCCCGGATGAACTCCCACGGCCCCGTGGCCGACAGGCCCCGTTCCAGGGTGGCCGTTGTCTGTGTACCCGGTGCGGCCGTGAAGTCCACGGCCAGATAGATCACTCCTTCATCCGCCATCAGCGGCGCACCCCCTGCGAAACCAGTCGGTCCCGATTCTTGTTGGCCATGGTGATCCGGGTGTCCACGTGCTTGTCGAGAAGCTGATTGCCCAGGAAGACCTGAACGGTGGGCGCTGCCGCTTGCGGAGTTGTCAGTGTCAGGCTTTGGCCACCCGACATACCGAAATTGGGTGCGAGAGATGCCACGCCTTGCAGCTCCTTACGCAGTGACGGAACGGCATCCGAGATACCCAGTCGGAAACCCTCCACGGTGTCCTGACCAATCCCCCTCATGACTCGGGACGGAGAGTGACTGTCCAGGGTGCGAGTGACTGCGCCCACAACCGTGGACGCGATGTCGGATGCGATCTCGCGTAGGCGACCGAGACGTTCTGTGAGTCCATTGATCAGACCTTGAACCGCGTCGCGGCCGGCCTGTACGAGGATGCCACCCAGGTTGCCGACAGCTGTCCTGATGGCGGGACCGAACCCGGACGCGATTGTCTGCAACCGGGTCCCGAACTCCACCATCTTCTGTGCGGCTTGGTCCTTCATCTCCGTAATCCGGTTAACTACGCTCTGCGCCATCTCGCGCAGACGTGCGACTACCCGGTCTTTCATAGCGCCGACAATGTCGCCGATCTTGGCCGCGATATTCGAGACCAGATCCTGTGCCCCCCGCCAAGCTGAGGAGAAGTCGCCTCGCAGCAGATCCGCCAAGATGCCCAAGGCAGGGATGACGATGTTGTTGATCTGCGCTACCAGAATCTTCAGCGCAAAGTTGACTAGCTTGAGGATGAGATCGATCAGCGGTCCGAGGACCGGCATCAGGTCATCCAGGAACTTGATCGCCAGGTTTGTGATCTCCACAATGACGGGGACCAGTGCAACCAACAGCTTCGCGAAGGTTTCGCCCAGAGTCGCCACTATCGGGGCAACACGGACCATGATGTCGGCCAGAAGCGGGAACAGCTTCGTAGCCAGCTCCACGAGCGGCGGCAGGATCTGCGGCAACACCGTGGTTGCCAACGTGGTGAAAACGGGTATCAGCTGCGCTGCCAGGTTCGACACTAGCTGTTGCACCACCGGGAGCAGTGCATCGAACACCTGGCCCAAGGCATCGAATAGCGGGGTCAAGGCTGGCAGGATGGCGCTGATCAGCTGAGCGGCCAGATCCACGAACGGGATGACGAGCGTCACCAACTTGCCAAAAGCCTCGCCCAACGAGACCAGGACCGGGCCGAGAGCTGTGAGGATCTTAGACAAACCCCCACCAAGCGCCTTAACCAGTTCCTGGATCGGCGGTGCCAGAGTCTGGAACACCGGCCCGAGGATCTGAAGCGCTTGAGTGATCAGCGGGAGCACGTTGGCCACCAGAACGGAAGCCGTCTCCGTGAGGGCTTTCAGAGCATCTTGGAAACCCTTGGTCGCAGTCACATCCTGGAAAGCCTGAGTAACCCTCTCCAGGGTCGCGAACAGGCCACCACCCTGCGCGTTCACCGTACCCATGATGTTGCTCAGACCACCGAGAATGTTCCCAGCGATACCCCCGAGCTGTTTGAGCGCATCGATAGAACCGTTGATGGCGTTCTCAAGACCGCCGCTCTCGAAAGCCTTGGACAGCTTCTCGCTGATAACGGTCCCCGCGTCACCCGCCGCTCCGGCCAGACGCTCCAGTGACGGACCGGCCGCTGCACCGATCTGGCCCAGACCCTTGACGAACTGAGCGGGAAGATCCCTCAGCTGAGCCAGCGACACGATGGACGCGTCGAAAGCCTGGCCGAGCGTGCCGTCCTTAGAGAGATTCTGCGCCGCTTGCGAGGCACCGATCGCCATCAGGTTGAACTGAGCAGATGTACGCGACAGTGCGCCGGCCACGACGGGCAGAACGGTACCGCCCAACCCCCTCAGCTCTGCGTCGAAACCGGCGAAGAACTTCTGCTGCACATCCTGCTGCACGGCCTTGAGGTTATTGCGCATGGACGACAGCTCGACCACGAACCTACGCGCAGACGGTGCCAGAGCATCCAGCTGCTTGGCCAGTTCTTCCGGCTTCACATCCGGATCGAACGCACTCTTGACTGCGTCGCCCACACCGAGCATGGCCACCTTGACCGTGCCCGCTGCCAGCCCCACCGTGATGAGACCGGACACCGCCAGAGCCGACGCGGGGGCGATGGCTTCCAGAGATGCCGCAGTAGCGGCCAGGAGCGGTGCCACTGAGCCCAGAGCCTGAAGACTTCCAACGCCGATGGCCACGGTTTTCAGGCTCGGAGCAAGTGTGGAGAACGCCCTGCCCAAGCGGGATACAGCAGCTGATGTCTTACCGCCCCGGTCCACGTCGACGTCAAGGTCGACGCTGGGAGCATCGCGTTCCAGGCGGTTGACCAGCGTCGTCAGCTCGGCGTCGAGCAACGCTTCGTTCGCGTCGAGTTCGGCTTCCAGCTGGATGTCGGCAGCCCGTGCCGATGCATCGTGGATGACCTCACTCAGATCATCCTGAAGACTTTCCAGGGACTGGATGGAGTCGAGCGTTGCATCGACCGCGATGACGTCCCCAGCTGCCGTGGCAGCGGCTACAACATCGCTCAACTCACTGATCAGGTTGGAGATCGAGGCGTCGGTGTCGAGCAGGGCTTCCAGCTCGATGTCATCAGCGCCCGCTTCAGCGGCGCGCACGATGCGCGTGAGGTCGCGCTCCAGCTGCGGCAGGGCATCGTCAGTCGAGATGATGAGATCAACTTCGGCTTGCGATGCCATCTCGTCCCCTATCCCTTGCCGTTCATTTCCGCCAGTGAAGCCAGGATGGCGGTCGGATCATCCGCACCATCATCCCACTCATCCTCGAACTCGGCCGGTGGGACCGACAGCGAGAAATCGAACTTGAGACGCCCCTTGTCGTCATGCCCCTTCACGCACAACGCATACGTGGCCGCACACCACTCCCCGAGCGACCGGTTCCATGGATCGACGCCCGACAGAACCAGGCGCCCGAGTACCTCCGTGCTGGAAGACGTGCTCAGCAGGCGTGCAGCCTCCCACCACTTACGCCCCGCAGACTCGCCCAGAATCCGGCAGGATTCCCGGCGCAAGTCATCCACAGCTTGTGGATACTCCAGCACCAGATCACCCATCCGCTCCCGGTCGGCATCCTCGGCGAGCAGAGCAGCTAGAACGTTCAGCCGGTTGAGGCCGATCGCCCATGCACCTGCCGGCCGGTAAGGGATCCGGAACCGGACTCCCACCACGGTGACGGTCAGCGGCTCACGGAGGAAAGCTGCGAAGTCACTCGGCATCGACCGGGGTCAGCGCCCCGTCCTTGTCCTGTCGCTTGATCAGCCGCTCGAACAGACCGACAGTGAACTCATCCAGCTGAAGTTCATCCGACAGGTACCTGTCCGTGATCGCGTCCCACTGCTCATCACCTGCCGACTCCGACAGGATCTTCGTCAGGGCCTTGACCATCTTGGCGCCCGAGACGTTCAAATGGAGAGCCGTGATCAACTTTTTCACGTCCTCGGGGTCCAGCGGCGCAAACCGGTAGGCCACGCCCTTCAACTGCACGGTGTAGTACTTTTCGTCGCCCATGCAACGAGTCTAGCGTTGCTTAAAGCTGTAGCCCCGCTGAGCTGCGACCTCTCGCAGCGCCAGGTCAAGGAACGGTCGCGCGCGCGTACCCGGGTGGTTGACGACTCGCGCGAACACGACCTGCCCGCCCACGTTGAACCGCAGCACCTTCGCGTTCTTCGGCCGGATCACGTGCGGCTTGGTGCCGTCGTTGACCATGGCCGCGTACTCCAGATCCGAGCCGACCGTGACACTGCCCCTCAGAGAGAACACCCGGGGCGGATCAGCCCTGATCGAGGATCTGAGCCGCCCCGTATCCACCGGCGCCAAAACCTTTGCCCGGTTCACCACCTGACGCGCCGCTTCCCGCAGCTCCGTCCGTGACGCGTTTGTGATCGTCCGGTTCAGTTCCGCCCGGTCGAGCCGGATCCTCGCCATCAACTACCTCCGCCACACCTACTTCGATCCAGCCCCGGATACGGTCATTCAGCACCACATCCGCTTCATCACCCTCGTACATCCCGTTGAAAGATGTGCGGATTCTCAGACGCACGGTCGATACCGGCTTCTTAGCGGCCACGGTCGCTCCTCAACAACAGTTGGTCATGCGGATCAATACCGTCATGGTGCCACCGACGCAGTTCCCGTCCACGCCGAAAGGCTCGTAGGTCCCCACCGACACTTCCTCGGCCGCTGACCCCTCGATATCACCGAAAGCGCAGCAGACAGCAGACTCCATCGCCCCCATGTCCGCATCCAGCTGGAGCGCCACAGCGGTCCACTGATCCTCGGTAACCAGTACTGACGCGCCAGGTGTCGGCATGCACCGGGCCACGCCAAGCTCAAGCGTCAGCGTCCGCTCCTGCGAGAAGCACACGATGTTGTCCAGCTCGCCTAGTTGGCGTACCCCCGAGACGGACTGGATCCGCACCCAGCCGAGTCCCGAACAGCACTCATCGTCGAGCGTGGACAGCATCGGCGTCACCTCTGCGCCGGCGCGCAGCATGATGCGGCTGGACGGAGGCGGGTTCGGTCCTGCTGCCAACCTGGCCTCAAGACAGGCAAGCAGTTCCTGTGCCAGCACCATGGCGTTGGTCACTGCGTCACCCGCATCGGCCTGACATCCGGCGAGTACACCCGAGACCTCTGAGCCTTACGCGCCGGGTTGACGGACCTGATCCACAGATCCACCATCGCGATGCCCGTCAGGCCGTTCTCCAGGAAAGTGGACGGGTCCACCACTTCGACCTGCACGCCATTACGCGTCAAGGACGCCAGCTGAGCAGGCAGTGCGCAGTCCTGCCCAGCACAAGCCTTGGCGAACTCCCCTGCCATCATGCCTGCGGCAAGCTGACCCGATGTCGGCACCGAGATGCCCCGCCGGTATGTGATCGCGAACGATCCGGTCTCGGTGATGTCCGCGTTCATGTCTTGGCATTCCGGCCAGCACTCCCCGTCGGTGCGCACCAGCGTGGCTGCACCCCCGACCCAGTCGAGCCGGTACGAGGTCTCAGGCACGATCACACCGTCGACGGTGACGCTCTCGATCTCGATGACGGGGCCGAGCAGGCGCACTTCGCAATCGGCAGCGCACGTGCAGCCACCGGCACAACCGCAGTTGCGCCAGATACCACCGTCGATCCACGGGACCATCCAGGGCATCCCAGCGCCGGACGTACTACCCGAGTTGACCGGGAAAGTCAGGTATCCGTTCGGTCCCTGGCACCGGGCCCCGCACGGACGAACGATGATCTGACAGGCGCCGAACCGACGACCCGTGAGAGCCCACAGAATGTACGTCGACCACGCCGTGGCAGCGGCCTGCACCGATGGAGAGTAATCCCCCCAGCCAGCCACACAGGCGACGTCCACGGGCCAGAAACAAGGCCCTTCTTCCGTCGGGTCTGAAGGATCGGGCGGAAAGACCACGTCGATAACGGGCACGGCACACCTCCTAGGGTCGGGCGAACTTCGCCGTTGCGGGTATGAAGGTAGCTTGCGTCGGGTCGGACAGATTCGTAGCTGCCTTGGTCACGCAGATCCATCCCACCAAGGCACTCACGAACACCGGGTTGACCACATACGGCTCAACCCCGATCCCAGCCACGGCCGCTGTCAGGTTCGAATAGGTCCTCTGCCCGTACTGCACCACCAACTGATCAGGAGCGTTGTCCTGTGCGAACACGAATACGCGCTGGATGGTGGACGTGTTCGTGCCTCCCGGAACGGGAGTGATGACCCCGCCCACGTCATAGTTGGCCGGATCGACGGTCGTCACCGGCGCCACGAACACCGTGGTGGTCGACGTGGCGCGCCGGAACTGCGCCGGAGTCTGTGCGGCGATCGGGGCGACGTTCGGGTTGTTCGGTACATTCATGTGGTTGAAGCTGCGGGAGAACATCTCACCGGCGGTGAGATTCCAGCTGAGGTTCACACCGTTCGGAGAGTGCAGCGCCCCGTTGATGATGAACGGGCCAAGGTTGTCCGTCAGGTCCGCGTACTGGTTGGCCGGCTGTTCCATGAGGAGCTGTACCGACTTGGTGAAGACGACCACCCCGCCGAACACAATGGAGAAGCCCAGCGTGATGGCTGTACGCCGCTGCACGGCGGTCGGATCGTCCAGAAGCTCGATGAACGCCCCCGTGGAGTCCACCTGCCACCACGTGAGCGTGCGCGCGAGTGCTGCGGGACTGAGCGCAACCGACTGGGCGGGCACGTGCACGCGCGTGAGCGAGGGACGGAAGTCGTCCGTGGAGTAGTCGACTACGTAGCCCACGGTCTCCTGGACGTCGATCGACGTGCCGTTGGCGGTGAAGTTGCCACCGGACATGACCCCTGTCGACAGGGCCACTGAGGCCCCGTCCCAGGCGTCGAGCTGCACCGGGTTGCCGACGCTGATCCGGAAAGACCTGCTGTCGATGTAGACCCAGTACTCACCTTCCTCAGCCCAGAACTCCAGGAAACCCGCCCCGTCGGTGTTCAGGGGGTTGGGCAGCGCGACCGCGCCGGTCACATCGGTGAACAGCAGGGCCAGCGTGTTGGAAGACATGGGGAAGATCCTGGCGGGCACGTTCGCTGCCAGGGTCCCGCTGGGGAACCAGTACAGGTCCCGGTACTTCGCCAGTGCCACGGCCCCTCCTAAGTGAGCTGAACAGTAAGACAGGGGCCTTGGTCGGTGCCGTCAGGGGTGCCGAACGTCCCGGGCAGTGCCCCGCCTACTCCGTCAAGGTAGTAGGCGTTGTTGTTGGACGAGATCGTTGCGGCGGTGTCCGAGACGATCGGTTCCCAGGATGAGCGTGAAGACACACTGAGCGTCAGCCCGCCAGCCTGACGACCGACCACCAAGTAGTGCAGCACCGGACGTACGGCGGTGCCGAGACCCGTGATCGATCGGATACCCGTCACAGCTGTGGTCACCGTGCCGTAATCGGCGAGCAGGGTCGTAGGCATCACCCCGTCCGACTCGTACACGCCCAGGCGGACAACTCCTCCGACAAGCCCGAGCGTGACGTTCAGCGCCACGGCAGTCACGGTGCAGCTGCGTCCGGGCCAGAAGGGGATGGCGTACAGGCGTCCGTCTGCGATGTTGATCGAGGCGGCATTGCCGTAGGCGGGCACGTTGTGCCATGCCGTGGACCGGATAACGGGCAGGTTCCCTGTGGGGCCGATCACGATCGGGGTGCCGGCAGCGCCATCAGAAGCATGTACCTGATCTGTGTCCGAGCGATACCACAGGTCCCCCGACGCGAGTGCGGCGGGGGTCGACGTCGTGTTGAACAGGCGCGCAAGGTGCCTGAGGAGTACAGACACTAGGGCACCGGCACCACAAGAACGCGGTACTGGTTGGACGTCGGTGCGGTGCCGAACACGATGTTGACGTCGTCCTCTGCGCTGCGGGTGACCTGTGCGAGAACCTCTGCGCCGGTGGCGTTCTCGAATACCTGGACGATGACGTCGAAGGTACTGAAGCCGTGCGACACCGTGTACGAGGTAGCTGTTCCGTTACCGATGTCGGCCGCGAATCCCTGCGGGGCCGTGGCGGTCAGTTGGTTGACGTTGACCGCGTCGGTCCCGGCGGTGCCAGGAGCGAGTTCCGTGATCTTGTTGGAGTTCAGGTCGAGCTGTTGGACGAACTGCACACCGGACATGCTTATCCCCTCAAGTACGCGGTGCCCGTGATCGGGGCCCCGAACGTGATGGTTGTCGTCTCATCGTCAGGATGAGCTACGTCGCCCTGACTGTCTTGCGCATCCACAAGCACAGTCACTGTCGGCTCGATGCCGAAGTGATGCTCGATGGTCCACACGGTGGCAGGTGAAGCTTGCGTATGGATGAACGTGCCTGGCCAAGCCGCGTCGGTCTCGTCAGCGTCTACGACGTACTGAAAGAGGCGGCCCGAGACATCGGTTACATACGCCCCCGGGGCCGCGTAGAAGGTGAGCATCCCACCTGAATCAGTCAGCACCGGGTTGACCAGAGGAATCGTCCCCGCCTTGTCCACGTACGTGGGAGTGAGGGCGTTCCCGCCCAGCCGCATGACCGGGTAGGGCAGCGTGTCCACCGGGTTGCCGTCCGGGAAGGTGAGGAACTGCGTGTACTTGATGAGCGGCATAGGGACCCCCGAGGGTGATCACTTTCGAGGTGCCTCGAAAGTGATCACCCATCGTCGTTACGGCGCGATGACCAGCGTGACAGTGCCACACGCAGGAGTCGGGAGCGGGGCCGACGTCACTTCGAAGTGCATGACCTGAGTGGCGCCGATCGGACTGGTGATCTTCTCCAGCGTCGCGGGGACCGTTGCATCCCGGCGGACCAGGTACGGGCCCAGACCCCAAGCGGAGTTGAACACGGCGCGAGCGACCCAGGTGAACGTCAGGACACCGTTCTCGATGGTCCACTCGTTCCACTGGGCGTCCTTGACCCACGGGAACAGGAAGTACCCGTAGTTCGTGAACCCGCCGGCCGTGCAGGCCTGCCCGGACACGCCCGCCCACATCTCCAGCCCGAAGTTCGCCGAGCCGGACACGGCCGCGTCGATACGGAAACCGATGTTGTTCGGGGTGCCCGCGTCGTCCAGCACGATCGGATCACCGGTGATCAGGTTGATCATGCCCGGGTCCTCGGTGCAGACATTCAGCTCAATGTCGATCCAGCGCAGCGCGACCGGCCCACGGTCGTCGATGCAGAGGTCACCATTGGCATCCTGCTGCGTGATCTCCTCGGCATCGGCGTAGTTCGGGGTGAACGTCCCCGAGATGAACGCCTTCGCCACCAGCGAGCCACCGGCGCCGGCCACCGGCGCGCCGCAGGAATCCAGCTTGGTCAGGCGCATCATCTTGCCACGCGACATCGACACACAAGTCGTTGCCATTACTCGTCACCTTCCTTCTTCGTGCGGCGTGCCCTCTGCACGACCGGGGGTCGGTTGTACAGGTCCGCAAGGTAGGGCGGGATCAGGAACTCATCCGCTGCACCTGCCGTGCGAACGTCGCTGGAATGGTGTGCCAGAGCTTCCAGCTCCTTGCGCAGCGCATCCATGCCCTGCCGTCCAGGGCCGACGGACACCCAGTCGTCCGTCATGCGACCGCCACCACCCCGGGGGATATGACGGGTACCTCTACGGCGAACACTTCGGGGCAGTCCCACGTGTGCGCGAACACTTCTTCGGCGACCACGTCCCACTGGTTCAGCGTCCGGTCGAACGTCTGGCGGGGATCCGGCTGAGGCAGGACACCTGATCGCCAAATGGTGACGGGTGACGTCATGAACGCCCATACGTTCTCGGGGGCGCCCGGAGCGACGTCGGCCGGTCCGGTGATCCCGTATCCGGCGCCGAAACTCCACACCGACCCGATGGGTGTGGTCAGGCGTCCCGCACCGCCGGCACCGACGATCAGGTTGTTGTAGGCGGCAGCGGCGTACGCGCGCGTGGACACGTGGATGGTGCCGATGTATCCGTTGACCGCGTAGAACGCCTGCTCCAGGGCTGCGATGGCCGCACCGAACCCTGACCCCAGGGGCGTGACGATCGTCGCTCCTGCGCCTGTCAGGGTGGGTGTGACGGTCGTCAGAGACCCGCTGTCCCAGATGGCGTTCTCGACCAGCGTCTGAGATGCCGTATAGAGCTGCGACCGCACAGCTGCAAGCATCTCGTCAGCGCTGCGGCCTACCGAGCCGCATCGCTTGCGCGCGACGACCCAGTACGGGTCTGCCGCCATGAGATCGGAACCGGTGGTGACCGTCTTGGTCGGGTTGCTCTCACACGTCTGGTCGTAGAGCTGCGCGCCGTCACAGTGATCGGTCAGGAACTGGAGTCCCGAAGCGATGATGCGCGTATCCATGTCGAGCATGGACTGCGCTGCCGTGAACACGCCGTAGCGCAGACGCGCCACAGGTGGTGCGGCGATCAGCTCACGGTTGGTGATGATCTTTCCCATGGTCCCTCCCTTCTGTCTGAGGGCCCCCGCCCGCCACAGGGACGACGAGCGGGCGGGGGCTGTCCAGGGAGGGCCTTACGGCGCGTCGATGCAGTCGATGTTCTGCGCACCGGTGGTGCCGGCGAGGCATCCGGTCACGGTGTACAGACGCTGTCCCGGGCACGGGTAGATGGGCGCGAAGCCCTCTTCTGCGAAGAGGCTGGTGAACTGGTTCGTCGCCAGGAGGGTCGAGTCGTAGACGTTGGTCAGCGTGACCACGTCCTGACGGGCGACCGCCACGGATCCCGCCGGGTACGCGAGGAAGCTGACCGTGGACGGGAGCGCCGTGTTGAACGGGGTCGTCGCGTCGCCACCGGGGAAGGCGGGGTTGAGCGCGCCACCGGTGATGAGACCGTCCTGCCAGCCGCGTACGAACTGGACGCGAAGACGCCGGTTGGAGAACAGCGAGGCGATGAAGCTGTCGGACACGTTGAGCAGACCGCCCGTGTCACCGGGGCGACGGGAGAGATCGGCTCGGATGTTCGCCAGGATCCAGTGCGGCAGAAGGATCTCGATCGTGGAGTCCCACGACAGCATGAGCCGGTAGATCAGGTCTTCGCGCGCCTGCTCCAGGCCGGAGAGGAGTGCGGCGGTGAACGAGTCGGTGCCGTCCGGGTCGACGCCTGCCAGAACCGTGGCAGCGCCTGCCTTGGTGAGGAGGTCCGCGATGATGATGCGGTTCATCTCCTGCTCGTTGGCGGCGAGCAGACCGTCCTGCCAGAGCGAGACGACTTCGGGGTAGCCGGCCGCCTGAAGGAAGCTGACCTTGATGCAGAGGGCGAGCACGTCGAGGCGACGGTTGGTGAAGGTGGGGCAGGGGATCACCGAGCACGTCTTGGCCGTGTCTGCGATGACTTGGGCTTCGGTGAGGAAGTTGGAGCCACCACCCGCCGCTACGGCGTTCGCGTAGATCGTCGCGAACTCGAAGTCGGGCGTGTAGTTGATGCCACCCCGGGTGACGGTGACGGTCGGGAAGTCTGCGATGCCGACGCCGGCCGACCACTGGCGGCAGAGGTCGTAGTCGTTCTGGGAAGGCGCACACCACCCAGCTGCGGCTGTGAGGGACGACGCACCTTGGTCGATGGAGTGCTGCCATGCCTTGGCCAGCGATCCTCCGTGCAGGCGACGTTCGTCACGGGCGTGGTTGAGGACGCGCATCGACTCGGACTCGTTGTCCGTGTCGATGGTGAACTCGGCCCCACGGTTGCGCTTGAACTGGGCGATTGCCTGACGTCCGCTGCCGCCCGCCGAACCGGTGCTGCGCGCGTTCTCGATCAGCACCTTGCTGATCTCGTGAATGCCAGCGAACTCTTCGCCGACGTTCTTGCCGATGAACCCGCCGGCGTTGGCGCCGACGTGGGCGGTGACGATGCCCTGACGCGGGGTGGAGGCGGGAACGGCCACAGGGGCCTGTACGGCCATCTGGGAGACCGAGGGGACCACGGGGACCTGCACGACCGGTTCGGGCGTCACAAGGGCCTTCACGGGTGTTACGGGGGTGATCGGCGTCGGTCCGGCGATGGGCGGGAGCGGCTCGATGCTGGCGAAGGCGTCTCGGGAGGCCTGCTGCGCAGCTACCCGCTCGGTGCGCGCCTGGTGTTCCGCACGGATGGAGGTGAGCCGGGTAGCGAGTTCACCGAGCTCCGCATCCTCCTCGGTGGTGAGCGTCTCCTTCGCAGCGAGTTCGACACCGCGTTCCTGCACGCGGGTGAACTCGGCCGCGAAAGCCGCGTCGTCGAGGGTGGTGGGATCGAAGACCGGGGCGGTCTCCTCGTTCTCTGCCATGGCTGAACTCCTCACAGTCGGCAGACGGATAGGGACACGTCGTGCACGACCGGCTCTCAGCTCAGCGTCGAACGGTGACAGCGTACTTCACAGGGTCTTGACCACGCGGGGTAACGGGGCCGCCGATGTCGCGCTCTGTGGCCAAAACAGCGCCTAGACGGGTTAGACAGGTAGTCCGGATCATCCCTCACGTAAGACTTCTATATCCCGGTTAACCGGAGTACCTGTCTAACCCGTCTAGAAGTCGACTGAACAGGCCTTTAGCTACTTCGCGGTGCGAGGTACCGGCTCGATGGTCCCTCCGGAGGGTGACTGAGCCCTCAGAATCCGGGCCTCAGAGAGGTTACTCACCGTCACCTTGGACCCATCGTGCTTGAAGGTGATCACGTAGTCCACGTTCTGCCGCCTGCCGCCACCACAGCTGCCACACGCCATCTCAGTTCTCCATCCCTGTCTGGGTCTCAGCCCAAGCCCACAGTGACTTGGCACCCGTCTTCTTGATCACTTTGTCGCCTCCGCCATAGTCACCCGGCACCGGCGTGATTCCGAAACATCCGATCAGCGCACGCTGTTGACCTGCACTGAAAGCCACCCGCGCCCGAGTCACCGGGAAGCCCGGAGCGTTCACGGAGCACACCGCAATCAACTCCAGGTTTCCCCCAACCCGACGCCAGTCACCCGATACCGGGGATGCCCTGAAGACAGCCTCAGCGGCCTCTGTGGCGCCCGGAAGCACCCATCCGGCTACCCAGATGCCATGTGCGTCCTCTCCGGCCATTACACGGGCAACAGCGGCTTCCGGGTTGTCGTAGTGCGCCTGGGCCGCTTGGAAGGCAGCGCCCACATCCGCATGCCGTGGGCCGGCCACCAGCGTCCCCACGGGCAGCGTCACGCCCTCGGCTGTCGCCTGCTCACCCACATGGAAGTAGCTGTACCCGCTCGCGCTGGCAGGAGGCGTGACGCACCCCGGAAGCCCGATGTGACAGCTGCCCCACCCGGCGATGTGCCCGAACACCCTGCCTGTGTCGCTGATGGTCAGCGGAGTCAGCTCGTCAAGATCGGGCTGACGGAACCAGTCGAGGGGCGGCAGGACTTCGGGGCATGCCGATGCCGTCATCCAGTCCATCGCTTCGGGGCGCGCCGAAGCGTCTCCGTCGGCCATCTCGATGGACACCCCCGCGAAGGCGGGAATCTGGACCAGCGTGGCCCCCGCGATACGCCCCTGAGTGATGACGATCATGCCGTCTTCATCCATGGCGTATTCGATGTCGTCCATGTCGTCCATGACGTTGGGGCCGACCACCCCCGCCTCGATGAGCGTCTGTACCTCCCGGATGTCGATGTCATCGAAGATGTCGATGGACGGTCCCGTCACCCCGGCCTCAGTTTGAGCTTGTGCCTCAGCTGCACCCCGCACAGGCAGAAACGATCCGGTGGCAGTCACCATGCCGGACGCGTTGTCGATCGTCAGGGTTTCGATGGCGCCCACCGTGACACTGCCCGAGTGCCCCGAGTCCGAGACGCGTTGCCACATCAGCGGCAGGGGCAGATCCCGGTTGGTGAGCGCTCCCGGGGCGATGATCCGCTTGTCACCTGTCGGTACGCCCAGCCGCGCCAGCACCGCGCTCCACGTCCTAGACATCTTCGACCCCCTCCACCATGTCCCGTACCGCTTCCGGGTACCCGGCGGACTGGAGGAACGCGGCTCGCATCATGAGCACCGCTTCCTCTTTGGTCGGTGGAGAAGGGTCGCTCGGGTTGTCGGGCCGGAGCACGTCCCGCCACGTCCTAGACATTGGGCACGTCCCCGATGACCAGGAGGCCGGCCAGAACCTTCATGGCCAGCTCGTGTGCGTCCAGTGCTTCGGCCTGGTCGAGGCGGGGCAGGCGGGCAACGCCCTCGGGGTAGCCCATGTTGCGCAGGAGCAAGTAGCGCTCTTCAGGGTCAAGCGGCATGGTCGGTTCCTTTCGTCATGGCCTCTGCCTGTCGGTCCAGTCGATCGTCTCACCCAGTACCACAGGCAGCATCGAACACCGGCAGTTGATCACTTCGTTCCCCGGTCCCCGGGGATCACCGGGGAACAGCAGCTGGGATCCGCCAACCCGGAACGACTCCCGCAGCAGAGTGCGTTGTTGATCAGCTGCCGCGTGGCTGGGGCGGGTGCGTTTGTCATCGGTGCTGATCCACACCTTGAACGGCGCCGGATCGCCCCGCTGTTCCGCCTCAAGTTCCGCCGAGCGGAAGACGCCGGCGTTGACCGCCCCGATCGTCTCGGTGCGTGCCACGGTGCGTGCCCGGTTCGACCACCGGTCGGTCCCGCTGGCAGTGAGAATCAACTGCACGTCCTCGGTCACCCGGTCCAGACTTCTGCCTTCACGCATGCCCCGCTCGACCTCCACCACGATCAGGGCGTATACCTCGTCGGGTGTGTTGCGCATGCGGTTGCCCGAGTCGTTGAGGTAGCCGCGTACCCAGGGATCGGTGGGCGGATCCCCTGCCGTGGTCACCCGTCGCCAGGCGTCCGTCAGGACACCCGAGATGGCTGGGAGGACGTTGACGTTGATCTCGTCCGACCAGAAGCCCGTGTGGTCGCTGACGCGCCCGGGGTCAATGTGTCCGTCCCGGGTGACGGCTGGCCGTACCCGGTCGAGGAAGCGGGTCATGGACTGGTACCAGGCCCTGCCCACGCGCTGTTCCCCTTCCCGGATGAACGCCTGGGCGCGTAGGCGTTGAGGGAGGTTCTCGTCTTCCGGCGGGAGGGTCACCTCAGATCCCGCAGCTTCCTTGCGAGACGCTCACGGTCGTGCGCGCGCATGCGCGCTATTTCGGTCACGCAGTAATCCTGAAGCGTCTCCGTGAGCGCGCGCGCGTCCAGACCAAAAACTTCGGCCACCCGGTCTACGAACTGGAACGAGCCTTCCAAGACCGCGTCTCGGTCGCCGTAGGCCACCTGGATCACCGTGTGCAGCTCATGGCGGGGCGTGGTCTTGAACTGCCCCCGGTTCTGGTTCGTGAGCAGGCGCCCGCCCGCCCGTGAGAGAGCGTCGTAGACGATGAGTTCGGCAGCGGCCACCAGGCCATCGGGGACGTCTGCGGGTTGCGGTTCCTGTCCCTGGGTGCCGGGCAGGGCGTTATTCGGTGCGGGTGCGGGTTCAGGGGCTTCCAGCTCGCCGGACGGTGTGATGGTGGCGTCGACGCCTGCCGCCACGGGGGCGACGGTGATTCCGAGATCAAGGGCATCAGCCACGTTGGGGTCGGATAGAAGTGTCGGGGCGCCCCCGACGATCTTCTCCAGGACGCGCCGTGTGCGCTCTTCCTGATCGGGCATGGCGTCCAGGGGTACGCCGTTCTCGGTGAGCATGTACTCATCGGAGATGAGGATCCGGTCGTGCAGGTCCCTCAGGTTCTCGGTGTCATCGGGGCGCGCCACGATGGCCGTGGTGTCCCAGCCGAGTTCGAACGTCGCCGCTTGTTCGGGGGTGCGGCCCATGGCGATGAGTGCCGGCCGGAACCACAGCTCGGTGATCGCGTCACCGATGGCTTTGAGGAGCGGCTCGATGTAGATCTTGTAGGTGGATTCCTCCACCTGCCAGGCACTCCAGTGGTTGCTTTCGCCCTGCCTGCCTTCAGCGACGTCTTTGGGCATGTCGAGGGTGGCCGCAAGACGCCTGAGAGCATCCTGGCGCAGCTCGACCACGGCCGCGTCGAAGGCTGAGGCGAAGTCCTGCCAGACGGCTTGGCTGATCTGCTCGCCCGGGACGGTGAGGACGATGGGGACGGTGGCCGCTGCCTGCCCGGGGTTCTGGATGGACGTTTCGGCGACCGACAGGAACAGGTCCATGATCGCCGCACCGACGGTTTCGTGGTCGCCCTTGGGGAAGTCGATCTCCTCGGGGACCATCCATACGCCGTTCATGGCGAGGCGTGAGTCGAGGCGTGCGGCGATGGACTGGGACGCCTTCTCGATCTCTCGGCAGATGGGTAGCGCCGGGCGTGCCGATGAGTCGGCTTTGGCCTGGTCGTTCGGGTGGGGGCACCAGATGCGCAGGAGGCGGTCCCGGCTGTCGAGGGTGATCAGCTCGCCGGTGAAAGGGTCGGTGTACTGCCATGATTCACCCTTGGCCCGGACTTTGTTGCCGGACAGCACCAGCCACGTGTCAGGGTCGCCGGCGCGTTTGGCGGGGCGCACGATGATCCATGCCTCGCCCGGTACCTGCCAGCACAGGGCGAGTAGCCGCAGCAGGCCCGCGCGTTGTGCCGCGCCCCCGAGTGCCATGGCCGCGACGGCTTGTGCCTGTACGTCCTCGGTCGGACCGGTGGGCTTGCCGGTGTCCGGGTCGAGTTCGGTGGCGTGGACGTCCGCCTGGGAGACAGCGTTGGCGATCCATCCGAAGGGGCCCCTGAGCTCACCGACGCTGTCGAAGTAGTACCAGGCCTCTTGCTGCCACTGCTCGGTGGTGGTGTAGCTGCGGCCACGGTTGACGCGGGCGACGCCCGGACCGCTCATGGGCATAGCTGCGGCCACGATGGCTTTGGCTACGGGCGCCTTGCTCCCAGACGTTCCCCTCAGCCGATCCAGTACCCCCATCACGCCTCACTCTCTTTGGAAGCCAGGTAACCGGCCGCGTAGCTGAACGCCAGTGAGAGCGGGAACGCCCACCACCAGGACCACAGACCGACTGCCGCCCCCGTCGCCGCTACCGTCCCGCCCGTGTACACGGACACGCACCAGTCGCAGACGATCAGGTACGCCCACAGGCTCTCGGGGTCGAGTCGGCGCAGGATCGCATTGCGGGGAGCCTGGGTGATCCGGTCGGTGGTGACGAGCCGGGTGAGACGGGCGGTGATGAGAGCTGCAACGAGGATCGTGATCAGGTTCATTGTGTCCCCTATGATGCCCGGCGCCGGGCAGCGAGTGCCGGATGCTCGGTGACGGTGCCTGTGCGCTTGGCCCCGTAGGGGCTGACAGCGACCATGTGGCCGCTCTCCCGTTTCATGTGGTGGGTAGCCGCGTGCACCATGGCGTCGATGCGGTCGGGGCTGTCCGTGTCTTCTTCGGGGATCCACGTGGTGAGCTGATCCTCAAGTTCGGAGAAGGCGCCGACGTGGTGGACGCGTCCTTGTTCGTAGCGCATGGCTACCGGCTGGGCGCGCAGCTTCTTGCCCTGACTGGCGTTGACTCGGCGGAGTGGCGGAGGCCCGTCGTTGTCCGCGTCTTTCCACGCACGCTTGAGAACGGTCTCGATCCAGTCCTTACCGCCGTTGTCTTCTACTACCAATAGGGACGCGTGGGAGGATTCCACCAGGTTCCACGCCTTTTCGGCAGCTTTCAGCGGGGTCAGCTTCTCCGAGACGTCCGAGATGACGTACAGGTGCCCGTTCTGAGCTGCGCCGACGACAACCAGGCCGGTCTCATCGCCCAGACCGGTGCCCGCAGGGTCCATGCCGACCACGATCCTGATCAGTTCGGGTACGTCCTCGGGGCGCACACGGTTCTCGTCGATGTGCCGTCGCGCCACCAGAGCGCCGGGGAGGTCTTCGAGTACTTCGGCGTCCAGTTCCTGGCGTCCCAGGGTGGTGCCTTCGTATTTGGCGATGACTGCCCGGCGGAAGGTGGGCGCAAGGTTGTCGAGATTGTCGTACGTCGACCCTCGTACGACGGCTGTCATCTCGTCTTTGAGGAGACGCTTGATCAGCGGGATCGGTCGGGGCGTGGTGGTGATGCAGATCTTGGGATGGTCGCCCAGGCGCATGCCGAGCTGGGCCATGTCCCAGGTTTCCATGTACCGCCACGCGGCCAGCTCATCGAACCAGCCGTAATGGTGCTGGGGGCCACGCAGACGGTTCGGCTCATCAGCCGAGTAGCACATCTGGATGGAGCCGTTGGGGTAGGTCAGGCGTCGCTTCGAGGGTTCGTACACCGGCCGGAAGGTGGCCGGCGCGCACGCCATGATGCCCGATTCCCCTTCGATCAGTACGTCACGGGTGTCGGCTGCGGTCGGGCCTATGAGCGCACCCCGCTCATACTTGCGTGCCTGGGCGATAGCCCATTCTGCGCCGACGCGCGTCTTGCCCCAGCCGCGTCCGGCGAGTGCGAGCCAGACGTCCCAATCACCGTCGGGCGGTCGCTGGGACGCACGCGCGTGAGCACCCGGACTGCCCGGGTGGGGCTTGCCGTCGCAGTCCGGGACGTCGCACAGCCACGGGACCTTGCCTGCTTCCCGGTCTTGTACCAGCCGTTCGAGCAGGGTTTCCATGCGTGTCAGCTCAGCAGGGCTCAGCTCCAGAAGCTCA